GCTACACCTAACGCTACAAACGTAGCCTATCTTTACGGTAATACTGCACCTAGTGCCTATATTACCAATGAAACCGTTGGCCTATTTTTGGTTGATGCAACCGAAAGATTTGCCGGTTCCGATAATGTTACCGATGTTTCCATCATCAATGGTGGTACATTGTATGTGGAAGCACCAACCGTAACATTCTCTGGTGGAGGCGGCGCAAGTGCTGCAGCTACTGCAACGATTTCTGGTGGAGTCGTTACAAAGATTGTCGTTACCAATGTTGGATCATCATATGAAACAGTTCCAACTGTAACAATTCCAAAAGCTAGGGTAACAATCCCTACTACTGGTATCAATACTGGTACCGATACTATTGCTTACACAACGCACGGACTAACTGCTAATAGCCAAGTGGTATATCAAAACGGTGGCGGTGCTTCTGCTACTGGATTAACTAGTGGTAATACCTACTATGTTATTGCCTCTGGTTTAACTGCTAACGCATTCAAGGTGTCAGAAACTCTTGAGGGTGCCTCTGTTAATATTACCGGTACTGGTAATAATGCTCAGTACTTTGAGAAAGTTGCTTCAACCGCAACAACAGCAATTGCTATTAAAGGTTTAGGTCAAGCCGGTGGTAGTGATTCTGGTTTTACAAATGCAGCACACGTTGGCTGGAATATAAAGAGAGTTGGAACTGGTGGTCGTGCTGGCCGTGTTCAATATGAAACTCTAGTTGCTTTAGCTAATCCAACTGGTGATGGTTCTGACGATATTGCATTACCAGACGCTTAATATTGAAATTTGAAGTTGATATATAGACGGAGATAGCTTAACTGATATCTCCGTTTCTAATTTATAGGTTTACAAAATAATATGTTTGATGATTTGAATGATGACAATTTTTTATTATTTGCGATGAAGTGTTACGAATCGCCTAATTGTGTCATGTCGGAATTTGAAGGCGACATGAAAAGGACCAAATATTTAAAAAGATTGTTTCGTAGATACAAGGTTACTAAGGCTTTAAAAGAACGATTGATTTTAAATCATATCATTCTATTGAATAATGTTTTTGGTCCAGAAGCGACCACAAGAATACTATTCTATAGGATAGATGAAAGAGATTATGATATATTGAAAACCTTTTTATTATATCTGAATGTTTTACCAGATACAGTAAAAGGTATTAATGGAAAGAATATAAAGGTAGACGAGATACCTTTAGACATGCACATTGCAGAAATGTTAAGACAACTATGAAATCTTTTAAACAATTTGTAGAAGAAAGTTACTGTAACGTTACCGCCTTAGAAAAAGGCTTAAAGAAATTAGATAATCATGATTATGAATCAATTAATAAATTGATGATGAATATATCTAAAAAAGGTAACACTACGGGTAAAGAATTGCATAACGATTTTGTATCCAGACACGGTAAAACTCCCGATGAGTGGATTAAAGAACAAATAGAAGAATCTGCTGCGTGGCAAAGAAAAGCAGGTAAGAATCCTGAAGGCGGATTAAATCGTAAAGGTATTGCTTCTTATCGTAGAGAAAATCCTGGTTCCAAGTTATCGATGGCTGTCACAACACCTCCATCTAAATTAAAACCAGGTTCTAAAGCGGCTAATCGTAGAAAATCATTCTGTGCTCGCATGGGTGGCATGGAAGGTGCTATGAAAAAACCAAATGGTGAACCAACTCGCAAAGCACTAGCACTAAGAAAGTGGAACTGCTAATGAAAAAATTTAAACAATACTTGGATGAAAAAGGCCGTTGCTGGACAGGATATAAACCTGTTCCAGGTAAGAAGGCATTTTCAAAAGATTCTTGTGTTAAAGAAGAAGAGATTGAAGAGAAAGTTAAACAACCTACAGGCGATTTAAAGTCGGCTTGTTGGAAAGGTTATACTGCCGTAGGCACTAAAGAGAAGAATGGTAGAACAGTTCCTAACTGTGTGCCGGTTAAAGAATCAAAATTAAATCCTGCGGATCCACATAAAGATTATGCATCAAAATCTAAAGTATTGCAAGACCTATCCAGAAATAAAGATGTTGATCAAAAAGCAGTTCAACAACGCCGTTTAGATTTAGATAAAGAACATTCTAGGCTTAAAGAAGATGGTTCTGCTGGACCAACTAATGTTGTTGGCGGTGGCGCTATCGCTGGTACAGGTGGTAAGGGTGGAGAACCTGGTGTTTATCTAAAGAAAAAGAAAGATAATACTCCTATTATGATGAATGTTCGTAGAAAGGCACCACAATGATATGGTTATTAAGTTTATTACCTGATTTTGTATTTCACTTAATTGTTATTATTGCAATTTTAGGTCTGCTTGCGGCCACGTTTTTCAGTTACATTCCTTTTGTTGGTACATATACAACACCAATTAAAATTGTTTCTATCATAATGTTAGTTATTGGCATTTGGTTCGAAGGTGGTATAAGCAATAATAATGATTGGTTGGCCAAAGTAAAAGAAATGGAATTAAAAGTTGCCAAAGCGGAAGCACAATCTGCTCAAGCAAATACAAAATTAGCATATGAAATTAATGTAAAAAATAATATTATTAAGGAGAATAGTAATGCAAATTCTAAAGCGATTACTAAGTACATTACTGATGAGTGTAAGTTGTCTAATATTGCTGTTGGCCTGCACAACAGTTCCAGTCGTAACGAAGTTCCCTCAAGCACCATCGGAACTATTACGGGAACCAGCAACTTTAAAGCAGTTGACCTCCTCACAACAGTAAATGAAAATTATGGTACATACTATGAGTTAGTCAACACGGTGAAAGGTTGGCAAAAGTGGTATAGTGAACAGAAACAAATTTTTGAAAGTGTGAAATAATGGAACTTACTAGAGAACAATTAAGTTATCTATTACCAAATAATCCATACATCGATCAATGGCACCATGCCTTATCCCAATTATTACCGGATTACGAAATCGACACATCAAAAAGAATTGCATCTTTCATAGCCCAATGTTCACATGAGAGTGGTGGTTTCACTGCCTTGAAAGAAAACTTGAATTACCGTGCTGTTACATTGCGCAAGGTATTTCCAAAGTATTTTCCAAATGACGACCTATCCAATGCCTATGCAGGTAAGCAGGAGATGATTGCTAACAAGGTCTACGCTAATCGTATGGGTAATGGAGATGAAGCGTCTGGCGATGGTTTCCGTTACTGTGGTCGTGGTCTAATTCAACTAACTGGTAAGAGCAACTATCAAGCATTTGCGGACAGTTTGGAGATGAATGTTGAAGATGTTCCAGAATATCTACAATCTTTTGAAGGTGCCGCTCAGTCCGCTTGCTGGTTTTGGGAATCTAACAATTTAAATAGATTTGCCGATACCGGTGACATCAAAGGTATGACAAAAGTGATTAATGGTGGTTATATTGGTTTGGACGATAGGATCAAACATTATGACCATGCACTAAGCGTTTTGGCATAAATATATCAATAACTTTTATAGTATTAGGAGATTAATATGTTAGACAATCAAGAAGATCAACAGCGATTTAATGAAGCAGTCGGTAGAGCTCATCTTTACCACCAACAACACATTATTGATGAGTACAAGATCGATTATACTGAATTTAGAAGCCGTATCGATCCGTTTGATATTCCTGGAATCATGACAGAATTTGCTACTGAAATTGACCTTCCAGAAAACACAGAAACCAAAGTAATCCTACAAAGAGCTTTGGATCTAATCAATAATCCTCCAAAATAAGGAATTAAAATGGCAGAAGAATCATCAAAAGGTGTGTTTATAGAGAAAATGTTGTTTGCTCTACTACCCTTAATTATAGCAGGTGTAGGTTATTTGTTAAGTTCAGTAGCAACACTTAATCACCAAGTTACTATCTTAGAAAGCAAAGTAAGTCTAGTAGTAACACAGGACAATAAACAAGCTAGTAATACTGGCAGCGAACTTGCCCGTGAAAAACTACGTCAGGACTTAACAGAAGCTATTCAAAAGAATCGTGATAGTATTCAAGCAAATAAAGAACACATTGCTGTTATTGAAGAAAAATTAAAAGCTGCAATTAATAAAGGTAAATAAAGTGGCCGACATCAAAAAAGACGAAGATTGGATGCAAAAGAAGTGGCGTCCTGCCATGGGCTGGATGTATATGGTTGTCTGTATGTTTGATATGGTTATATTTCCTGTTTTGTGGAGCATATTACAAGCAGTGCAACATGGCCAAGTACATAACCAATGGCAACCATTAACATTACAAGGTGCAGGTTTATTTCACCTTGCTATGGGTGCAGTTCTTGGTATTGCTGCTTTTGGTAGAACACAAGAAAAGGTGGCCGGCACTGCTGTAAATCCTGTTCAAACATTTGCACCCACACCTATGCCTGTACAACCACCAGGACCAATGTTAACAACAATGGGTGGAAAGATTGCTCCTCCCTCAGCACCACAACCAGAACTATAAAGGATAATCATCATGTTAGACATAATTTTTTGGATCGCAGTAGGCGCATTTGTTGGATGGAATTTTCCACAGCCATTTTGGGCTAAAGCAATTCAAGCAAAAATCCAGGCTATGTTGGCCAAAGGAAAATAAAATGAAGAAATTATTAATCTCATTTGGATTGATATTTTGTTTTTCACAAGTTTCTTATGCTGAATCTGTGGTAAAGAAAGTTTGCCACACGGATGAAAAGACCAAAAAAGAAGTGTGTAAGAATGTTAAGACACACAAAAAACTAGAAGCCACTAAAGTACCAGAAAAGAAAAAATAATGGCAGACGATATCTCGGAAATCAAAGTTGATGTTGGTGTATTAAAGACCCAAGTATTGACTTTATCAGCATTGTGTAATAAAATGGACCAGGTAATAGAAAAACTGGTAGACCAACACGACCGCCACCTTAGTAAAGTGTATGACGATATGGACGATCAAAGAAAAGAAAAAGATACTAATATTGCCGAAATCCATGAAAGAATTGATATGGTATTGGACAAGGTCCAAGAATCCGAAAAATGTATTATGGAAGAAATTAAACAATTGAAAGATACCATGTCTAGCCATGTGGAATCTTCTAGAGACCAATATGAGAAATTGAACCAATGGAAGTGGACACTTGCCGGTGGTATTGTTGTTATAACATGGTTGATTTCTCACTCCAGTTTTGATACAATACTGAAAGCATTACGTTAATCATTAACCCTATTTGGCATTTATATTATGAGCGTGTTTATCGACAGGAAGTTCCTGTTATTGGTTTCTCCCAAGTTGCAGAGGTTCGCCAAGAAAAAGGACGACCTCTATAACTTTAGATGTCCTCTCTGTGGCGACTCACAGAAAAATAAAACAAAAACCCGTGGTTACGTTTACCGCAAAAAGAATGACTATTTTTATATGTGTCATAATTGTGGTGCATCGACTACTTTTTACAATTTTCTAAGCCAAGTTGATCCAAACCTAGTTGCTGAGTATTCACTTGAAAGATATAAAAATGGAACAGACAATGGAAACTATCCGAAGCCCGATTTCGAGGAAATTAAGCAAGAAGCGCCGAAGTTTAAAAAGTCCTTGGAACTTCCATCAATCGACAGTTTACCAGAGGCGCATTATGCTAAGGTCTATATTCAGAAGAGATGGATTCCACAGGCCTTTCACTCGCAACTATACTATGCGGAAGATTTCGCCGCCTTCATACAAAATCTTGGGATTAAGAACACAAGCCTTAAAGAGAAAGACAGCCGCCTCGTCATACCGTTTTATGATAAAGAAAAGAACCTGGTCGCTGTTCAGGGGAGAGCGCTAGGCGAATCCAAACTAAGATACATCACTCTGAAACTCCATGACGATAACCAAAAGGTCTTTGGAATGGATAGGATCAATCAGGAGGAGATGATCTATGTAGTGGAAGGTCCTATTGACAGCATGTTCCTAGAGAATGCCGTGGCGACTGCTGATTCTAACTTGGAATCCATCAGTAATATATACGATAAGTCCATGGTTACTTTGGTATTTGACAACGAACCAAGAAATAAAGAAATTGTGATGAAGATTGACAAAGCAATCGAAAATCATTATAATGTGGTCATCTGGCCAGAAATGATTGAATCTAAAGACATTAATGATATGGTGCTAGATGGGTTCTCACCAGACGAAATCCAAGACATTATAAGTAACAATACCTTTGTGAATTTGCGAGCAAAAGCAGAATTTATTAATTGGAAAAAGATTTAAATTTGTGCAGTAAATATAATAAAAAGAAAGCGAAATAAGAATGACTGAATACCTAGGCATTAGAATAGATTTGGAACAAGATAAATTATTTGATGAACTTGGGATTAAAAGATTAAAAGAAAGCTACATGAAGGAAGATGAAGAATCTCCACAACATAGATTCGCATTTGTATCAAAATCATTCGGGAGTAATCAAAAACATGCACAAAGATTATATGAATACAGCAGTAAACATTGGCTCTCTTATTCTACTCCCATTCTCAGTTTTGGTCGTAGTAAGCGTGGCATGCCTATATCATGTTTCCTTAATTATATTGAAGATACTGCAGAAGGATTAGTTGATAATCTTTCTGAAACTAATTGGCTTTCTATGCTTGGTGGTGGCGTTGGTATTGGCTTTGGTATTCGTTCAGCAGATGATAAATCTACTGGTGTCATGCCTCACCTCAAAATCTACGATGCTAGTTCTCTTGCATATCGTCAAGGTCGCACTCGTAGGGGCAGTTATGCTGCTTATCTCGACATCAGCCATCCAGATATCATTGGTTTCTTAGAGATGCGTAAACCGACTGGTGATCCAAACCAGCGGTGTTTAAATTTACATCACGGTATTAATATTACTGATGAGTTCATGCACCTCATTGAACAATCTATGTTGGATCCCGAATTTGATGATTCTTGGAATTTAGTAGACCCAGCATCAAAAGAAATTCGTGAAACTGTATCAGCAAAGATGTTATGGCAAATGATCCTTGAATTGCGTATGCACACAGGTGAACCATACATTCACTATATTGATACAAGTAATAATCAGTTACCACAACACTTAAAAGATTTAGGTTTAAAAGTACATCAATCAAATCTTTGTTCTGAAATTATTTTACCCACCAATGAACAGCGAACAGCAGTATGTTGTTTATCAAGTTTAAATTTGGAGACATATGATGAATGGAAAGATAACAAACTATTTCTTAAAGACGTTGCTGAGATGCTTGATAACGTGCTCAATTACTTCATTGATAATGCTCCTGACAGTATCAGTCGTGCTAGATACTCCGCTCAACGAGAGCGCTCTATTGGCATTGGTGCTCTCGGGTTTCATGCTTATCTACAGCGTAACGGAATCGCTTTTGAAGGTGTTATGGCCAAAGTTGCCAACAACCGCATTTTCAAATCTATTCGAGAAGGACTAGATAATGCTAATAAAGAACTTGGATTGGAAAGAGGTGAGGCTCCTGATGCGGTGGGAACTGGCAATCGTTTCAGCCATCTTATGGCTATCGCACCAAACGCATCTTCTTCAATTATTATGGGTAACACTAGCCCTAGTATTGAGCCTTACCGTGCTAACGCTTATCGACAAGATACTCTTTCGGGATCATTCTTAAATAAGAATAGATGGTTGAATGAATTAATTATTAAATTATCACATGATAAGCCAGCCGAATGGTACGATGATGTTTGGTCAACAATTATTGCTAACGATGGTTCTGTTCAACATTTAGATTGGATGTCACAGCACGATAAAGATGTATTCAAAACATCCATGGAAATTGACCAAAGATGGGTAATCGAATTGGCTGGTGATAGACAGCAGTATATCGACCAAGCACAATCATTGAACCTATTCTTTAGACCAGATGCACACATTAAATATATTCACGCCATTCACTTTATGGCATGGAAAAAAGGACTGAAAACTCTTTACTACTGCCGTTCTGAAAAGATTGGTAAGGCAGACAAGGTGTCTAAGAGGATTGAAAGAAATGTTATTAAAGAGCTAGATATGACACAGATTGCTCAAGGTAACGATTGTATTGCTTGTGAAGGTTAAATGGCATATTCAGATAAAGTATTAGACCATTATGAAAATCCACGAAATGTAGGTAAAATGGATTCTACTGATGAAAATGTTGGCACGGGTATGGTGGGAGCACCTGCCTGTGGTGATGTAATGAAACTCCAGATAAAGGTCAAAGATGGAATTATTACGGATGCTAAATTTAAAACTTACGGTTGCGGATCGGCGATTGCTAGCAGTTCGCTCGTTACTGAGTGGGTTAAAGGTAAAACGCTAGAACAAGCAGGATCAATTAAGAATTCTCAGATTGCGGAAGAGCTTGCTCTACCACCTGTCAAGATACACTGCTCAATCTTGGCTGAAGATGCAATTAAAGCAGCAATAAAAGACTACGAACTTAAATGTTCATGTAAGGTATAAAATGATTACTGTAACAGATAACGCTTTTAATAAAATTAGAGATTTAATTTTTGAAGAAAAAGACAACAGTAATTTGGCATTAAGAATGTCAGTAAGAGGTGGAGGGTGTTCGGGTTTTCAATATGAATTCACCTTTGATGACAAACAAGAAGAAGATGATTTTGTGATTGAAAAAGATTCCATTAAAGTGTTTGTTGATTCAATGTCGGCACAATACTTAATGGGAGCTACTTTAGATTATAAAGATGTAAAATTTAGTTCACAATTTATTATAACCAATCCAGAAGTTAAATCAACCTGTGGTTGTGGTTCATCAGTAGCATTTTAATGTAAAGAGAAAAGAATGATCAAAAAAACAGAATCAAGGATGACCGATGATCGCTCATATTTTAAACCTTTTAATTATCCTTGGGCTTATGATGCATGGCTTAAGCATGAGCAATCTCATTGGTTACATACTGAAGTACCAATGCTTGAAGATGTTAAAGATTGGAAGAAAAAACTTACAAAAGAAGAAAAACAATTCCTCACTCACATTTTCAGATTCTTCACCCAAGGAGATATTGACGTTGCTGGCGGTTATGTTAATAATTATCTTCCTTATTTCCCTCAACCCGAAATACGAATGATGTTATTGGGATTTGCTGCTCGTGAAGCCTTACATATTGCTGCTTATTCACATTTGATCGAAACTCTCGGTCTACCAGATACAACATATAATGAATTTATGGCTTATGCCGAAATGAAAGAGAAACATGATTATGTCATGAATATCTCTGGCCAAAATACAACCAAAGAAAATACAGCAACACATATTGCCGTATTCTCGGCCTTTACTGAAGGTATGCAATTGTTCTCATCATTCATTATGTTGTTGAACTTCCCACGCCACGGTAAGATGAAAGGTATGGGTCAGATTGTTACTTGGTCTATTGTTGATGAAACACAACATACCGAGAATATGGTCAAATTGTTCCGTACATACATAGAAGAGAATCGTGAAATTTGGAACGATGAATTAAAAGGTAGATTATATACCATTGCTGAACGCATGGTAGAATTAGAAGATAAGTTTATTGATTTGGCATTTCAAATGGGTGCCATGGAAGATTTATCATCTGAAGATGTTAAGAAGTATATTCGTTATATTGCCGACCGTAGATTGATTTCTTTAGGACTCAAAGGTCAGTTTAAAGTGAAACGTAATCCTCTGCCGTGGGTAGAAGAAATGATTAACGCACCAACACACACAAACTTCTTTGAGAACAGAGCAACTGATTATGCTAAAGGTTCTTTATCAGGAGATTGGGGTGATGTTTGGGCTCATTAAAGGTTGCATATGACAGACAAAGCACTATCAGGCGATTGCCTCAGTTGTGAATCACAATACACAGTTCAATTCACAGAAGAATTGGTTTCACAAGAACTACCTGAACATTGTCCATTCTGTGGCGAAATCATCGAAGAATTATCCGAATCCTATATAGAGGATGAAGATGATTTGGATGATGAGGCATGGGAATAAACTGGACATATAATAATACAGATTTTACGGAAGACTTGATTGGTAATAATTACGGGTTCGTGTATCAGATAACCAATCTGACGAATGGTAGAAAATATATTGGGAAGAAATTCTTTTACTCTTCCAAAACCAAACAAGTCAAAGGTAAAAAGAAACGGTACAAAGCATCAAGTGATTGGCAAACTTACTATGGAAGTAGTGCCGAACTAACTACAGATGTGTTATCATTAGGTCATGACAAATTCACCCGTGAAATTTTACATCTTTGCCAATCCAAAGGCGAATGTAGTTATGTTGAAGCAAAAGAACAATTCATCCGTGGCGTTATGGAAACGGAAGAATACTACAACAGTTGGATTATGGTAAGAGTGAGAAAATCACATCTCAAGGATTACAATGTTAGACTATCTCAAAAAATTAAAGAATGATCCTGAAGGACCATTTGATGCAATCTTCTTTCTACCAGGTGAAAAGGATGATGAAGTTCATATCGAAGCTTCAATATTTAAAACACCAGGAGAAAAATTAGGTGGTAATGCATTGGGTGATTCTTATGAAGTGGTATTATTCAAAGATGATACCGAAAACGATAAGTTATATGATGTTGATCGGTTCGAGGCAATCTTCTTGGATCCATATGAATACATTTCCAATCTAATACCACAAAATTGGTTTGGTATGGTTGTAAGGAAAACTACCACTTCTGGTGGCTTCATCCAACGAATATTTGACAAATTAGAAAAAGTGTGATACAATAGCCTCCTATTGAAACTATTGAAAGTTTGTTATGATTCTCGTTGACCTAAACCAAGTATTACTTGCCGGACTTATGGCACAAATTGCCAATCATAAAGGCAAACTAGATGAAAGTCTGGTTCGCCATATGATTCTGAATATTATCCGAAACCATGTTAAGAATTTTAAAGCAGAATATGGTGAAGTGGTATTATGTTGTGATAACCGTAAATACTGGCGTAAAGAGTATTTTCCATTCTATAAAGCAGGTCGTAAGAAAAGTCGTGAAAAGTCCAACTTAGATTGGCACATGATTTTTGAAATGCTTGCCAAATTCAAAGTAGAACTCAAAGAAAACTTCCCATACAAAGTAATTGATGTTGATGGTGCCGAAGCCGATGATATTATTGGTACTTTAGCACCACGCCAAGCTGCTCACGAAAAAGTACTGATTCTATCAAGTGATGGTGATTTCCTACAGTTACAGAACTATGCAAATGTGAAACAATACAATCCATCACAGAAGAAATATGTGGTATCAAAGGAACCAATCTTAGAACTCAAGGAGAAGATTATCCGTGGAGATAAGGGTGACGGTATACCTAATGTACTTTCTTCTTCCGATTGTTTTGTCCGTGACCTCCGCCAAACTCCTATTACACAGAAGGTATTAGACAAGTTGATGAGTGAGAATTACTTGGACCAGAATGAATCCATCAAGGCTAATTTTATCCGTAATTCCACACTAATCGACCTATCTTTTACTCCAAAAGAGATAAGAGAAAAGATTATAAATACCTATGAAGAAACAAAACCTGCTAAAGGTAAATTGTTGAATTATTTTATTGAACATAAACTGAAAAACTTAATGGAAGTGATAGAGGAATTCTAATGAAAAACATTTATGAAGTATTTGATGAATTTGAAGAGGCTGATGGCAAAAAAGCCAAAATGGCAGTAATTGAGAAGAATCTTTCTCAGACATTGGTACAGGTATTAGAGTTGGCATTTCATCCAACACATGAATGGTTGATTGATGATATTCCTGCGGAATATAAAATTCCACATACTCTTCCCGGCATTTCACCGTGCCAATTGTCAACAGAGATTCGTAAGTTGTATTTGTTCAAAAAAGGACATCCATCCGCTGAACAATTGACACAAGAAAAGAGAAAACAATTATTATTGCAGTTGATTGAATCAATAGAACCCCGTGAAGCAGAAGTTGTTGGTGGTATTCTAAGAAAAGATTTAGGCGTTAAAGGTTTAACTTACAAATTTGTTAAAGAGGCATTCCCCGATCTTATACCATGATAAGTCGAAAAGATAGAATAATAATTACTTGTGGTACTTTTGACCCATTATCTAATCAAGAGTTAAACTTCTTGAAAAGATGTAGGTCGAAAGGTGATTGGCTTATCGTTGGTGTTCATTCAGACTGGTGGATGGCTTGGTCTGAAGGTGGTTATGTACAAGATTATCCTGCTCGTAAAAATATCATACAACATTTAAAATGTGTAGATGAAGTGTTTACATTCAATGATTCCGATGGCACCGTCTGCCAATTACTCAAAATCGTAAAAATTTGTTATCCTCATGCCGATATTACCTATATTTCGGAAGAGGATATGCATAATATGCCTGAAACTAAGATTAGAGGCATAACCTTTGAAACCATGAAATAGGAGATTGAAGTGACAAAGTTTGTAGGTAAGTTCCGTAAGAACCAAGATTATAATGAAGATTACATTTATATGCCAAAACGAAAACATCGTAATGAGCATTCCGAAATTAAGAAATTGAAGAATAGGAATGTAGAAGAGTTACTAAGTGACCTTGAAGATACAAGTTTACCAGAAAAAACTCAGCAACATAGATAATTTTGGCATAAGTAGGTATGTCCGCCTTTGATATGAGGTATTGGTAATAGTGTTGTATCCTAGCAACAAAGCACTTGACACCAGCTTGTAATTATGAGATAATGGTTCTTCAGTCACGGAGAACTCATTATTATGATATATGGTTATATTCCCAAATCTAAACCCAAGAAATTAACTAAAGCTCAACAAGAGCAAAAAGATCAATGGTTAAGGTCTATCAATTCAATGTCTACCAATTTCAGTAGAAATAAATCCACGAAGTTTTCCAAAATAACTCCAATGTTTTCCATTCCTGCAGGTCGAGAAACTCCTCGTCTTGCGTCCTTAGATACTGGTTTTATCGCTTGTACTAAGAAATTCGGAAATTCTTACACAGGAGCAAAGATTAAAGGTATTGGTACGATGCACAAGTCAAATGCTGTGCCAATTTTTACAGATAATGAAGCAAAAGAGATTGCGAGTATGAGAAGATGACGATTAGTAATTTGGATTGGGAAGAATATGAACATTATCTCAAAGCTTTATCAGAATCGGAACTCAAAATTGAGTTGGAATGGTTAAAATCAGTCGGAATTGCGAAAGAAAGAGGCAGTACAGTCGCTTCCGAGCAAAATGACACACTACAGTAAGGTGATTATGCTAGCAAAACACGAAGAAACACAAATTTTGCAAGGAATTGACAATATTATGTTCAACTTGCGTCATGTACCAACAGAAGATGTTGCGTATTTTTTAGTAAAGTTCGATCCGAAGCTTGCCGACAAGTTGGCAGCTGCAATTGAACAGAATTTTTTCGAAAAAAGTCAAGGAAAATCATATGAGTGATATTGGACATTACATTTGGCTCGATGCCAATGTGCAGGATGCAGAAATTCCTGATTGGAAGCACTTGGATTTAGTAACTCGCAAGTGGGCAGTACTTTCCTTGCATGAAAAAGATCAGGCCGACTACCAAAAACGCAAGGAATTATACGAATAATCATTATGTTGCTAAAAAACAACGCTTTTCCCGAAACTACTTGACGGTAAGCGATATATAGCGTATAATGGTTCTATTAACTCGGAGATTATATGGAACTTATTCAATCAAAATCACTACTTGCCAAACTTATGGCAACAGAAAATCTTATTGTCGAACAACGCAATGTATCAACTGCGTCATTCGATGTCAAAAACCGTGTATTGACGGTACCTGTATTAGACAAAAACATTTCTGGTTACCTTTATGACCTTTTCATGGGTCACGAAGTTGGCCATGCACTTTACACTCCTCTTGATGGTTTAATTAAAGCTCACGAAGAAAAGATTCCATCTGGCATTATGAATGTGTGTGAAGATGCTCGTATTGAGAAAAAAGTCAAAAACAAATATCCTGGAATTCGTTCCAGTTTTATCCGTGCGTACAAAGAATTAATTGATAAAGATTTCTTTGGTACTGCTGGTACAGACCTTAACGATTTGAACTTTATTGACCGTGTTAACCTTTATACTAAAGGCGGCGCAACACAAGGTATCAAATTTACCCCCTATGAGCAAACCCTCGTTCACATGATTGAAGGTACCGAGACCTACGATGATGTGATGAAGGTTGCTCGCCTCGTTTCTGATTACATGAAGAAACAAGCCGAAGAACATCGAAAAAATCATCCAGAAGAATTTGAAGAAGATGAAGATGGTGATTATGAAGGCATCGATGCCGATGGTTATGATGATTCTGATGAATTTGATGAAAATGAAGAAAATCGTCAAGATGGTAATTCTGGCGAAGAATATCCAAATGCAAAAGATGAAGATAAAGATTTAGAATCTGATGGCCATCATGAAGCTGGTGGTGCCGAAATTTCTGAACACGAAGCGTTAGAAACCAAATCTTATACAGATGAGGCATTCCGTAAGAATGAGAAGAAGTTATATGCTACTGATGGTAGTACACATTACTATGGTAACATTCCTAAAATTGACCTTACTGATGCAATTGTACCCCACAAGACTTTATGGAAACGTTTTCGTGTAGATGCTGAAAACCCTTACGCATACAAACGGGGTATTGACACCGAGAAGTTTATGAAGTTGCGTAATGATTCTAAGAAAGTTGTTGGTTATCTTGCCAAAGAATTCGAATTGCGTAAAAATGCCGACCAGCTGAAACGTGCAAGTATTGCCAAAACTGGTGATTTGAATATGAGTAAGATTTATTCTTATCAGTTAACCGATGATATCTTTAAAAAGATGACAATTGTTCCTGGTGCTAAATCACACGGTCTTGTTATGTTCCTTGACTGGTCTGGTTCTATGTCTAATCACTTAGAAAATACCGTCAAGCAATTAATCAATTTGGTAATGTTCTGCAAGAAGGTAAATATTCCTTATGATGTATATGCTTTCTCTTGTGAATATGATGAACCGTACCAACAACCTTTAGTTGAAGGTGATATTGTGATGCATCGGTTCAAATTATTGAATCTGTTATCAAGTAAGATGACTGCGGCTGAATTCACATATGCCGGTTCTGCCTTAGTTCAGATGTCCGAGTTACGCCGTGGCTGGAAACCAAACTGGTTCCAAAAAGGCGGTACACCTTTGAATGAAGCTGTTATCTCTGCTATGACGATTGTTCCTGAATTTCAGAAACAATATAAGTTACAGATTGTAAATACTGTATTTCTAACTGATGGTGAAGGCCATAGTAATAAAGAAGTATTTTACAAAGATGACAAAGGTAATATGAGAGATGGTACAACCAACAAACAGATTGATTATGATGCAATCGATTGGCGGGCTCAACGTAAGATGGTCATTCGTGATCCAATTACTAAACATCAAGAATTTGTTGATAACGCATACAGTCGTGAGTTGACAGCATCATATATAAAGATGTTGAAGGCAAGAACTAATTGTAACATTGTTGGTTTCTATGTATTGGCTGGCCGTGAATTGGGTCGTGAACTACATCATTTTTATCCTAACAATTATATGTTACACGATAAAATCAAAGCAGAGTTCCGCAAGAACAAATCATTGACTGTTAAGAATGCCGGTTTTGATGAATACTATTTGTTGAAAACTGAAGCATTAGATACTGATGAAGATGTGACTTTTGAAGTGAGAGAGAATGCCACTACCCGTGGTCTGGTTTCAGCATTTAGTAAGTATGCTGGTAACCGTTTGAATAACCGTGTTGTATTAAATCGTTTTATAGGATTAATATCATGAAAGATATAGCAACTTTTGTTGGTGAAGCTGGTAAAATTATGGCCGTGATTTATGAAGGCGAAGGCTTTTGGAAAGTAAATTATGGTACATCAGATGCACCATCCTCTTTTAGTAAAGTGTTTATGACGGAATCTGAAGCAACTGACTTTGCATCGGATTACACAAGTAAAAATTCTAAACCTACTTTTTTGAATGAATAAGATGGAATATGTTGAAGCGGATGATTTTAATCCCAAGAAGATATATGACGATTTGATTGACCGTGCAAAACAGGCAAAAGAATGGTTTGTATATTGTTATATTGAAGAAGAATGGATGCCAAGAGGAGAAGCATTACCTTTTGACCTCATCATTAAAGACGGAGTATTTACCTGCCGTGTAGTCTGTACCACTTATACAGAAGCGCAGACTATCGTAGCCAATACTCTACCCGTAATTAGATTTATAGAAGATCCCAATGAAAGATAAAGTTAGAGAAGCATTAATTATAACACAAGAAGAATGTGCTGAAGTAATTCAGGCAGTATCCAAAGTCATGAGATTTGGATTTGATTCTTGTTACCCAACCGAAGATTCTGCCTCAACCAAAGAATGTCTAGATATGGAACTTGGCCAATTACTTTGTATGATTGGTATTCTCGTAGACCAAGGTGTGGTAGATGAGAGCGCCATGATGGAAGCCATGGAAGCCAAAAAGATTAAACTAGAAACTTGGTCAGATATTTTTAAATAATGGATATCAACCAATTAATTGCTTTCCTACATAGAGTATACGTTTGGATTCCTAAAAATAATGCCATGCGTACCGAATTAGAGAATGTTATTAACCAATTAAAATCACAGAGACCACAATAATGGAAGCCCTAAAGATAACCGGTTTCATTATGTTACTTGCCGTAGCCTACGCTGTGGTAAATGACAATGATTACCATGATAAATTTGACAAACACCTCACAGTCCGTTATAATTGTGAGATGTTAATAGGTGGTTGGCATCCTGATGTTCCACCACAAGTAATCGAAGAATGTAGAAAAGCCAACCGAAGAGAAGTGATTACTTATAAAGATTAACTTCTGTAAAGTGCCTGAGCTTCTTTGTACTTACCGTTACGAGATAGTTCAGCTGCATACTTGGCTTTACCCATTGCGCAGAAAAAAGAATAGATAGTGTTTAGAAAGTTCATTGTAAATCCTTATTAGTGTTTATACTAATATATAGGTACCAGAATGTTACAGGAGAATGACATGACAACATTTACAACCGAAGATAGATTGAGCGCCATGCCTAGGGAAAATATTCCAAGAAGTAGGACTATTATTAAGTTAATGAATATTGCTGATGATTGCCATAGAGCAGTTAAAGACTTAAATGATCCAGACCTTGAAATGAGATTGAAACTGGTGGCTAATCTGGTTGCTGGTATTCTGAATGATTACCATGACAGGACTCCTAAATGAACCAGTTGGAACTCGATATAGATTTTCAACCACTCACCGAACAGATTGAGTTAGACTTAGAATACGGACCAACACACTTCCATTTCAGAGTACAAGGAATTGCTGGTACTATTTCAATGCATATCTTAGGCTCTATACACGAATATAAAGAACCACCTACCTATTAAATTGGAAACAAACATAATGCGAAACGTAAAATCGAAACTGGCCGGCCTAGTCCTTCTCACACTTCTGGTTTTTGCCAGCGCTTCCGGGGTCTATGCGTATATTGGTAAACCTTATATTTTCACTATAACCGAGGATAGTATTCTTTGTAAGCCTCAAAAGAATTCCTCAGAGGATCTGTGGGATTGCCAAGATTATCACGGTAACGTAATTAAGAATCTGGCCATTTCTATCTTTATCGACTAATATGAAAATCGAAAGAACCTGGATTCCTGGTGGCCTTCCCAATTTATACTACTACGTTAACCAGACAGGTAGAATTATCGCTGAAACGACTATCACCGGTACTGGTAACTCTAGTAAGTATTCTTGTATAGTTTATCCCAACCCTAGAGATAGTGAAACCTTAGGAATGTATATTAGTTCCGAAAAGGCCAAAGAAGCCATAGAATATTACTGGTATGAATCAGATAGTGTATATGATACTTCTAATAATGTACTCGAATGATTCTGAAGAAAAGGAATACTCAGACTGCTCGATGGGACCATGAAAATAATAAATGGTTAGTAGGCACTCTGGAGTATCAATGGTTGGACATGAAGAATAAACCTATTAGTAACTGGATGAATCTCGATGATGCCTTAGTATGGATACAAGAATACGATAGTAAATAAATAACTGTATGAAACTAGGAAGATTACAGTTATTCTATTACACTAAGATATTACTGAAATATTTACCAGCACCACTATTCCTAGTAGGGTTTATACACAGTATATACTCACCACCTTTAATGTGTGGTACTGATTTATCAATGACCCTTATGTGGTTAATCATGGCATTAGCTCATTTAACACCTTATGTAAAATTATGGGAAATATGTGGTTGTCCAAAAGGATGTAGACACGACCACTAATACATTATGAAGATTTTTTATATTATGATTTCTGTGATACCAGCACTCCTTTCCGGATGCGCTGTAATAACTCAATACCCAACGACCATAGTATCCACAGCGATTTGGGGTACGACTGGTAAATCCACTACTGACCATGCTTTGAGTTTCGTTACTGGCAAGGACTGTGTGACCATGCGGGTATTCTCTTCATATGCCAATGAGTATGTCTGTGAGGACCTTGTGGAAGAATCACCGGTGTATAAACTCCGTGGACTAGACAGATTGGCTCTGGTTCCTATCCAGGAAAAAAATTAGGAATCACGAAACCCCTCCAGGAAATTTTCTATTTCCTCAAAAAATCACCGTGTGAAAAAGTTACTGAACTCTTGGTTTGACCAGGTGGCGCTTTTTTATTATACTGCTCATACCAGGTCTGCGCTCCCAGTCGATTTTCTGTATCTCTCCGCCTTACCCCCTCTAGCGCTGTACTATCAATTTCAGAGCGCCTCAATAATACTTGACCAAAATGCTACAGTATTATTATCAATATAATCAATAGCATACCGCATCAAAAATGAGCGCTTGACTCTTTTCTGGAATCGTGTATAATAATAAAATCGAATCTGCGCACGATTATTGCGCTTTATTATGTATTATTATTATTGAGTATTATATGAATATAGAAAATTTATCATTATCAGAATTAAAACACTTATTATATGCTGTTAATCGTGATATTAAAATCGCTAAAGAAAAAGCAGATATTATACCGTCCGAATATGATATTTGTAATGATATTGCTAAACGATTTACTAATAAGCAATATGATAAACCAGTAGAGAATAAGCGTATTAAGCAAGATATTCAAATCCAGAAAGATATTCTCGATTATCTTAATAGTGGCAATCATATTATCTGCCATTATGCTAGAAAATCAAAGAGAAAACCAGTAAAAGCATTAACTGTATTATCAACCAAAATCGTATCACTTTAATATTAAACTAAAAGGAAATTATATGTTATTAATCGACACCATTCAAGCATTATCATTATCAGATAAAAAAGCATTAGTTAAAACAATCCGTTCTATTATCTCTGAGGAAGTAAAAGATAAAAAGATAATGGCAGTATTTGCAAAACAAGCAAAAGAAAATGAAAAGAAAGCGAAAATCGAAGCGCAAATAAAAGCTGCTCAAGATAAACTAGCGAAATTAACTGCTAAATTGGCAAGTTAATAGTGCTTATAATATGCTTTGAGATAATCAGAGTATATTAGTAAGTATTATTACCACTTATTATGAAAGAGAAAATATGTTAATAGAAAAAGAGCGCCATTATAAAGTATTACAATCATATGCATCCCGTACCGAAAATGAGTTTGAAGTATATGATTTTAATGATAATCGGGTCGGGTATTTTGTAGAGAGAGATAATCAATATGAAGTATATCATAATGCTGATAGTGATTATGAAGATTATACCAGTATTGATTATACCGATAACTATAATGATGCATTGAATATGATTACTAGTGAGATTGAATATGATATGAATTAATACCATATTGATGATTTATAATAACCTCTGATACGCTTAGAGATTATTAGTAAGTTATTGATTATATTAGATAATTTATTGTGGTAGTATGAGATAATGCTCGGAATATCTTTTTGGATTAACTAGGACGCACTAGGATAATCAGGAATAGAAATTAAGACCAATACAGAGCACATATACAGCGACCATATTAGCGACTATATTACCAAAAGTAATAAAGGTTATTATTAATTATTATAAAGGAAGTTATTATGAGTAAAAAGCATTATATTATCGTAGCAAAATCGTTATTTGAATCAAAAGCAGATTTTCTATTATGTTCTAATCTGGCAGTCCAGTTTAAGAATGATAATAGATTATTCGATATTAACCGTTTTCTAACAGCGTGTGGACATTAATATGGTAAATGATATTGTAGTAAGCATTATTTGTATGTTATTATCTCGTTTTTCTTATGATTTTACATGGGAACAGCGAGATAGAATCCAAGATATACTATCAGAAAATCAACCAATTTAAAGGGGTATTATATGAGTTTATCTAAATCAGATATGGTAGTATTATTAGAGAAAGCACAGGAGTTAATCGATACTGTTATTGGTGATTATCCAGATGATAATGATTTGGACGATATGGATTCACCATTATCTTATCTTATTAATGCTTCTGGTGATATTCAGGACGCTATTAATCTGATAGAATAGTGATATTATAGTAACCATTATTATAGTGGTTATTAGTAATATTATTAGGAGTT